ATTTGGTAACGTATCTCAATTAGCACCACAAACTTTAGATTATATAGATCCTCCAGGATTAATTAAAAATTTAATAAAAATACTTGGATTACCAGCAACGATGATTAGATCGGATGAGGAAGTCCAACAAATAGCACAAGAGAAAGCAGAGGCTCAACAACAACAAGCGATGATGCAACAACAGATGGCTGAAAGTGAAATGGCTAGAAATGTTGCTCCAGCAGTCCAGGCGGTATCTAATGCAGAACGAGAACAGTAAAAAAAAAATAAAAGAATTAATTAATAGTTATAAATCAATTTTTGGATCAGACGATGGCAAAATGGTCATGGATGATTTGGAAAAAAGGTGCTTTTACAATACGTCAACGTATAATGCTAAAGAACCAAACGAAACCGCTTTTTTTGAAGGACAGAGAACAGTTCTGTTATTTATAAAAAGCATGATCAATCATAAAGAGGAGTAATCTATGGATCAGACAACTGAACAAGCAGTTCAACCTGATGTAACGCAGACAACTACTACGCTTACAGCAGAACAACCAACAGAAACAACAGCACCAGAAACACCAGCTGTTGATTTTAAAACTCTTATTCCAGAAGAATATAGAGAAGAAAAGTCATTACAAAATTTTAATAAAATGGATGACTTCGTTAAATCATATCTACACTCACAAAAGATGGTAGGTTTAGATAAAATACCAGTACCGAATAAACACGCTACCGATGAAGATTGGAAAGAAGTTTATAAAAGATTAGGCAGTCCAGAAACTTCTGATCAATATAAATATTCTTTACCAGAAGATCATCAAGTGCCAGAAGATACTTTAAAAAGTTTTTCTGAAGAAGCTGTTAAGTTAGGATTACTTCCTAATCAAGCAGACGGTATTATGAAATATTATAATAATGTTATTAATCAAGGTATGAATGATCAGAATATAAAAGCTGAAGAAGCTAGAAAAGTATCTGAACAAGATCTACGTCAAGAGTTTGGACCAACTTATGATAACAAAATAACTGGAGCTAAAAATTTAGCAACAGCTACTTTAGGTGCAGATTTTTTAAATAACACTATGTTAGCAGATGGCAGTAAACTTGGAGATAATATTCAAGTAGTAAAAGCTTTTGCAAATTTATCTGAAAAATTATCTGAAGATGTTATTGTTAAAGGAGATACTCCTGATTACATGACAACTAATGATATAACAAAACAAATTGCTACACTACAACAAAAAGGCTCTGCGTACTGGGATAAGAAACATCCAGCTCATGCAGTAGCAGTAGAAGAGGTAGCAGCATTAATTCGTAAAAAGAATAACGAAGAAGATGTTTAACAGTTTTGCTTAACTTCGGTTAGGCAAATAAAATCAAAGACAATCAATAAGACCTTTGTTGACGTTAGGAAAGACTAACATCCAGAAGATGTAAATTTCAGGAAGATCCGCAAGGATAATCATCCGTTTAATTAAAGTTAAACTAACACAATAGAGGAGGAACTTATTATGAGTTCACAAATAACAACTTCATTCGTTGAACAATATTCTTCGAATGTAAACTTGCTATCTCAACAAATGGGTAGCAAATTAAGATCTTCTGTTGATGAGGAAAGTATCGTAGGAAAAAATGCGTTCTTTGAACAAATTGATTCTACTGCGGCTGTGCTTCGTACTTCAAGACACGGAGACACTCCACAAATCGATACACCACATAGCAGAAGAAGAGTATCTCTTGCAGATTATGAGTGGGGAGATCTTATTGATGACAGCGATAAAATTCGAGCATTAGTAGATCCGACTTCTGCGTACGCAAGAAATGCGGCAGCAGCAATGAACAGAGCTATGGATGATGTAATCATCACAGCTATGAATGCTTCTGCTTCTACTGGCGTTGCTGGTGGTACATCAACAGCTTTACCTTCAACTCAAAAGTTCGCAACATCTGATCAATCAGATGGTCTTACAGTTGCAAAACTTTTAGCTGCGAAGAAAAACTTTGATGATAACGACATAGATCCTTCAAGAAAAAGATTTATTGTTTGCGGTCCGCAACAAATTTCTGATCTTTTAGGTACGACTGAAGTGAAAAGTTCTGATTATAATACCGTTAAAGCTTTGGCTCAAGGCGATATTAATTCATTTTTAGGATTTGAGTTCATTATGTCAACTAGATTATCTATGGATGCAACTAATACTGATGACAGATTAGTTTTTGCTTATACTAACGATGCTATTAAATTAGCAATCGGTAGCGACATCAAAGCTAATATTTCTGAAAGAGCTGACAAATCTTACTCAACGCAAGTTTACTATGCAATGAGTTTGGGTGCAGTTCGTATGGAAGAGAAAGCTGTGTATCAAATACCTTGCCACGAAGCATAATCTAACCAATAGGAGAAATATAAAATGACAACTAAAAATACAGATCTTGTAGCAAATTTCGAAGCTAGTCCTCAAGTTCTTAACAACGCAGCAGAATTGCATGGCGTTTTAAGAGTAGCTCAAGGAACAGTAGAACTTGCTGCTGGAGATAGTACAGATAATGACATTGTTATGTTAGCACCTATTCCAACGAATGCTTCTATTCCACAATTATTTGTGGGATCAGATACTTTTGGTGGATCGTGTACTTTCAATGTCGGTCTTTACACATCAGCTGGTGTAGTAAAAGATGAAGATTGCTTTGCGACTTCGGTTGCTGATGCTGCGGCATTAGCAGACGTTAGACATGAAGTGGCTAATCTTACAACTACTGGTCAAAAAGTCTGGGAACTAGCTGGAGACAGCTCTGATCCAGGCGGCTACTACTACGTTGCAATCACTTTTGATGCAACTGGTGGAACTGCTGGTACGTTATCATGGAATATTAGTTACGTAGTTAATTAATAGACAATATTTTAGGCGAGGAAAGCGAGAGTGGAACTCGCCTAGAGTGCAATAAAATTTTAAAAATGAAATTTATTTTAGTTTTATATATGTGTAGTTTGGTATCTGGACAATGTCCGTCTAACTCAATATCTGGATTACAATTTGACAATCATTACGATTGCGTTGCTAACGGTTACAGAGTTGCACACAACACATTTTTAAACTTAAAAGAATTAGAAGAATTTGAAAGAGACTACATAGAAAGAGAAAAGATTGTAGTTAAATTTGAATGTAAAAAAGTAGGAGCAACAACATAATGAAAAAAGAAATATTAAAATATTGGAACAGCAGAAATATAAAAATTAAAATAGCTTCTGTTGCAATTATTGTAATCATTATAATTAGTGTAATTGTGTAATGGCTAGTGTAGTTAATATATGTAATTCAAGTCTCAACCTATTAGGTGCGAGTACAATAAGTGCATTAACTGATGACACTAAAAATGCGAGATTATGCAATCAAAGATATGAGCCAGTAAGAAATAGAGTATTTAGATCTCATGCTTGGAATTGCTTACATAAAAGAGTTCAATTAGCTCAAAACTCTACAGCTCCAGTAGTAGAATATGATTATGCTTATACTTTACCTTCTGACTGTTTGCGTGTACTTAAGATAAACAATGGTACTACGGACAGTATTGCAACTTCTTTAGATTATAAATTAGAAGGTAGAAATATTGTAACTGATATTGATACTGTTTATTTAATCTATATTGCTTTAGATACCGATCCTAATAATTACGATACTTATTTAAGAGAAAGTATTTCACATCAATTAGCTGCTGATCTTTGTTATGCAATTACTAACAATGCAACACTAGCAAATAATTATATGACTAGAGCTGATGAAAGATTAAGAGAAGCAAGATTTATAGATGCTACTGAAAATAGTTTAGGAACAGTTGAGGCAAATGAATTTACTGATGCGAGATTATAATGCCAAGAACAACAGCTGCATTAAATAGTTTTGTATCAGGAGAGTTTTCTGCAAAGTTAGACGGTAGAACTGATTTTGAAAAATATTCTTCTGGTTGTAAGACATTACAAAATATGTTGGTGCATCCTCAAGGTGCGGCAGCAAGAAGAGTAGGTACTCAATTTATTTCAGAAGTAAAAACAAGTTCATTAAAGACAAGATTAATACCTTTTGAGTTTTCAACTACTCAAACTTATATGTTAGAATTTGGTAATACCTATATTCGAATGTTTAAGGATAAAGGTCAAATTACTGAAGGCGATAAAACTATTAGTGCGATTACAGCTGCTAATCCAGCAGTAGTAACTTCAAGTAGTCATGGTTATTCTAATGGCGACTTTGTAATTATAACTTCCGTTGTAGGAATGACAGAGGTTAATGGTAAAACTTTTAAAGTAGCTGATAAAACTACTAACACTTTTGAATTACAAGATGTTGATGGAACAGATATTAATTCATCTGGCTATACAGCTTATTCTTCAGCTGGTACTGCTAACAAAATTTATGAAATATCAAGTCCGTATTTAACAGCGGAATTATTTGAATTGAAGTTTGCTCAATCAGCAGACGTTATGTATATCACTCATCCAAACCATGAAGTGATGAAGCTATCCAGAACTGGTCATACTTCCTGGACATTAACAGAGGTTGATTTTACGGATGGACCTTATCTTCCAACTAATACAACAACAACTACTTTAACTCCAGCCTCATCAGGAACTGGAACTGGAGTAAACATAACCGCTTCTGCTATAACTGGAATAAATGGTGGCACTGGATTTCAAACAACAGATGTTGGAAGAATAATATCTTTTAACTCTGGTAAAGCTAAAATTACAGCTCGAACAAATACGACAGTTGTTGTCTGTACGATCACAACAGCTTTTGCTAATACTGATGCTACCGCAGCTTTTAAGATTGGAGCATTTTCAGATACAACTGGACATCCTAGTTGTGTGAGTTTCTTTGAACAAAGATTAGTATTTGCTGGAACGACAGATGAGCCACAAACTTTGTACTTCTCTAAATCTGGAGATTATGAAAATATGACTACTGGTACGGATGCTGACGATGCTATGGTTTATACCATTGCCAGTAACCAGGTTAATAAAATTAGATATTTAAAAGCAGTAAGAACTTTATTGATAGGAACTACTGGCGGAGAATTTTCTGTATCAGCAGATGGAACAGACGCAGCAGTTACACCAACAAATATAACTATTAAAAGACAGTCATCTTTTGGTGCAGCTAATGTTGATGCTCAACCATCTGGAAATGCTGTTTTGTTTTTACAAAGAGCAAAAAGAAAAATTAGAGAATTAGCTTACAACTATGATAGTGATGGTTATGTTGCACCAGATCTAACTATTCTTAATGAGACTATTACTAATAGTGGAATTAATGAAATGGCTTATCAACAAGCACCAGATAGTATTTTATGGTGTGTAAGAGATGATGGAATTTTAGCTGGTCTAACTTATCAAAGAACAGATAATGTTGTTGCTTGGCATAAACACCTTTTAGGTGGCAAATCCGATACGACTAAAAATATTATTCAACAACAAATTAGTTTTACAGCTAACGGTACAATAGTTTCAAC